GTCGTCTCTAGTTTGTAAACTTTTTTGGAACTCCCGCATAGCGCCAACGGCTTCTTGGTATCCAGCGGTGTTAGCGCCTTCTCCAATCTTAGCCATATCAGCAGCAAACTTACCCGCTGCGGTACCCGCAGGGTCAGAACCAAACGCGGTAGCGAAGCCATTAAACGATTCGATTATTCCTGCGGTTGCTCGTATACCGTTAGCGTACGCATTCTGAGCAGCTTCGCTAGCAGGCGCGGTGTCTTCATCACCTTGTAGGTAGGTAGCTCCGTCTTGTAACGCATCTAATAACCAGTCAGCCCAGCTTTCATCCGCTACTGGATTACCGGCGTCGTCAACAGTGGCGCTGTTATTTAACTCTTCGGTAAACGCTTCGGGGTTGTATGCGGGAGAGTCTTTGTCCGCTAAATCTTGTAGCGTAGGAGCTGCATCTGAAGTGAACGGGTCAATGTCAGTGACATCTATAAGGGCTACGTCTTCACGTTCTCCGTTTTCGTTTGTTCTATATGGCTGCCCAGTCTCTTCATCGAACTGATATATCTGGTCGTTACTGACGTATGTTTGTTGCGGGGGTATACTCCACTCGTATTCCCCTGTTTCGGGATTTACTTGAGCTATCGCAGATCCGTTAAGTATGTCTTGGTTAGTAACCCCTTCGGCTCTATTAAACCCAGCAGAGGAACTACCGTACTCAAAAGAAGTCACATTTCCATCGGCGTCGGTGGTCATACTGAAGAACTCTTCTCCAGTACCGTCTGGGTTATTAATCACGCTTAACGCATTTTGAGCTATAGAAGCAACATTTAAGTCTTCAAGGCTTACTCCTTCTCCCTGAGCAACCTGCTCTAATCTCTGTACAACATCTTTCATTTGTTCAGGCGACAGCCTAGTCAGGTCTATACCCGTAGATGCAGCTAGATCGTTGAGTGCGTTGTTTACTGTTACAGTGTTTTGAGCGGTAAGCGCCGTCTGGTTAGCAGGTAAGTTGTTATACAGTCCTTCTGAAAGGTAATGCGCGTACGCATCTTCTCCCTCTGCTAGGCCGTGTTGCTCGGCGTAGAAATCTGCATCGAAATTAGGATTTAAATTAGTTACTGTGGCTTGGTTTACCTCACCCATAAGTGGGGCTATGTCGGCGGTTGCTTCTTGAGAAGCCTCAGACATGTTGTCACGCGTACTCTCATACGTCTCTACAGCAGCGTTGTACGCGTCTGTTGCGGCGTCATACGCTTCCTGCCCCGCCTCTATAGTAGGTAGGTACTGATCGTTTAGTGCGGTAGTAAGTGCATCTTCCGCTTCGTTGTACGCATCCATAGCTGCATCATAAGCGTTTACTTCTTCTGCGTTTAACTCTCCTATATCCCTACCATCACGTATGCCATTAGCTGTCTCTGCAAGAGCCGCTAAGTTGTCTGCCCCTTCAGTTATAGCTTGGTTTGCGTCATTTACCTGTCTAGCAGCTTCGGCACGGTTCTCGGCGGCTTCGTCAGCAGCGTCAACTTGCGCGTATAGGGTACCGTAGTCACCTGACGCTCTATCCCATAATTCGGCAACGTCTTCTGCAAACGTATTGTTTTGTAGTGCTTGCCCAACTGCCCTCTCTAATTGGACAGCCATACTTCTTTGGAAGGCGTCTGATCCGCTACCGCCCGAAGCGGCGGCTGTAAGGGTGCTTTGTAGAGAACGTGTTAGCATCTCTATCCCGCCCGGAGGTAGCCGTTCCCCTACTAAATTACCTACCGTTTCGGAAGTGATAGCTGCTGCCGATATTATATTTGCCATGCGAACTTCATCTATCTCGCCCGTGGCTAGTTGAGACGCTATACCTTCCGAAATCAAGTCGTACGCTATATTTCCCGCGTATACAGCGGGCGTCCCACTTATTACTTCTCCCTCGGCGTTAAAAACTCGTGTGTCCTCACTTACAACAGCGCCATCCCCATTAAGTAGGGCGTCCATCGATCCATTAGTAAGCTCGTTTACCTTGTCAAGTACACGACCAACCCCCACTTGCACCCCGCCTATAAGGAACGCTTCTAAGGGGTCTTGATCTGTTATTAAAGCAGTAACGGCGTTTAGTGAGCCTTTAGTAACCGCGTCTGCAAAAATCGCACTTCCTGTAGCGGCTCCGGCGCTCGCCCCAAGCCCCTCTGCTAACTCTCCAAACTTTGCCGACACAAGATCGTAACCCCCTACCGCAGCGAACAAGTCACTAGCGTGCATGGTCTCGCCAGCCGCTGCTTTAACTAGTGCCGCTGCCTGTGCAAAACCCGGTATAGCAAGACTCGCTATTTGAGTTACAGGGTTATTTAAAAAGAATCCCGCTGTGCTAGGCTCAAGTAAATTTTCTAGTTTATTCTCTGCACTTTTCTGACCAGTCCCTATTGTCTGTAGCCAAGCACCTTCCGACATATCTTCTGAGGGAAAGTACAAAGAATCATCTGCATAAAACGAACCATTGATTAAAAAGAAGGGGTCAGTCAGTTTGCCGAAAACACTCTGAGAATCTACTAAATAATCATTACCTTTAATATCTATTATTATTTTAGTGTTAGGGTTTAACTGTGGATCGTAACTAGCATTGACAGTGTTTTTAAAGTTTTCTTTGTACTCCTCTTTACTTAACTCGCCTTTTTCGTAAGTACTGTACAAATACTGTAATTTACTTTGTATAGGCATTTCATCAAAGGAAGACGTAAAAGAAGCTGGGTCTTGTTGTTTCAGACCGTCTAATTCGTTGAACCATGCGTTTGTTTTGTTAGCGTACCCTTCGTCTTTCATCTGTGTTTTTTGTTTAGCTAAACCAGACAGTTCAGGACTAATAGGTGCGTATAGAGAACGGCCTTCTGTAAACTCAAGAATGTCAGAGTACCATTGTTCAGCGTCTTCTCTCGATACGCCGAAGTCCTTAATCATCCTGTTGGCTTCGTCTAAATAAATCCCTCGTCCAACATTGTCAGGGTCAGGGTCTAAATAGTTGAAGTTCTCTATTTGAGGAATTAAATCGTACTTTTCTGTTTCTTGTTGTTTTATTTGGTTAGTAATTTCAAGTAGGTTGCTGGAAGTCCAGTCATTTTCTGCTTGAACTAAAGCGTTCCAGTTTTCTAGTCCTGAATAATCAGGAGCAACATAAGCAGGATTAGGTACGCTCATTTTTCTAGAAGCATCCCATATCATAGGAGGGATTCTACTGTCTGCCCATCCTGAAAGGTTTTGATATTCTGGATCGTAAGCAAGGTCTTTAGGTATAAGAGAGGGGGAAACAGAATCGCGTAAATCGCCTGTATTATAAGCCTGTTCTACCATAGACGCTATTTCAGAGGCTATATTATCGTCAACTACATCTTCATCAGTAAAAACAGGAGTAGATGCACGAGACGCTGCTGCTGATGCTACTGCCGCATTGACGCGATTGTTTGTACTATACGATCCACCGCCCATCCCTACTTCCTCATGCCCATTAGTTCTTTATGAGGATGCCTTGAAAAGACGCCCCCACTTCTACGTTGGTAGTATCGGAAAACGCTCGGCACTCTATATCCGTCTTTTCTTCTATCTTGAACGGGTACGTGAGTGGTAGCACTAACAAGGAACTCTGCATGGTCTGTACTATGCGCGTGCGGAACGTATTAGAACCGAAGTCTCGTGTAACGAAACTTGCAGTAACGTGTTTGTTTGCTAGAGATATTGCAGAGGTAAACGTAACGTCGTCTAGGTACAGAGAGTGTCCGGCAGGGACTGTGTAAGCAGCAATCTGAGACTGGTTATCTCCCTGTATGACGTGTGCATACGTAACTCCTGTAGGTACTCCAGAACTTACTCCGCTGTTAGCTACGTATACGTCTCCCGCAGCCGTGCCACCACTACCAGAGGTAGCTACAAATATCCTGTTAACACGTAACCACGAGCTAGCATCACCTACCTGCACCTGAGTCTGACCGTTCATATTAACAGTTACGCTCTTGGCGTTGTAGCTGCCGTCCACACCTTCTACAGTTACAGTATTAGCTCCCGTACCCCCGTTAGAATCGGCAGTGCTAGAACTACTTATGTACACAGTGGAAGCAGATGTAAGGTAAGGGTAGTTACCGCCAGTACCCCACACAGTCTCTTCAGTGCCATTTATGTCAGGATTAAACCCAAACTTGTATACGGTACTAGCCCCAGCTACCTGACCTTTTGATACTTGTAGCTCGTAGGGTTCTTGAACTGCCATAGCGTTTCTCAGTGCGTTATCTAGCTGGTTAAAGTAAATACGCAGTACTTTGTTAAACTCTTCAAACGACTCTTGGTCGTATACCTGCGGAGGATACGGTAGCGCCGGAGCACGAAACGGTACGTCATACCTAGTATTGTCTACAGCCATTATCGTCTGCCATCAGGTCGCATATCTATACGGGGAGAACCTAATTGCCAAGTAACTCCAATATCGCTAGATTCTACCTTGATTGATAGCTGCCGTCCACGCACTCTAGTATAAAGTTGATCTGTAAACTGCTCTACAGGTAGCACTGCGGTGCGCGTTATTGAGCCGCTGTTAGACCCTCCTACGGACGTGGGGTTGTTATACCCTGCACCAGAATCTGTTAACGGGAGCAATGTCATAGTAGCACTGGGAGACCCTGCTTCGGAGTCATCAAACCGTATGTCAGGTATTAGACGCCATATAAACGCGAACTTATGCCCATCGTCTAAGTCAAACTGCGCGGAGGTAATATAGGCAGGAATAGCTGCTGTAACACCTGTCTCATTGTCGTCTACGCCCTGCTCTTGATTTACTAAGTTGTAGGTGTACGTAGCTGCTAAAGGGTTGGTACGCAGTCCAGAGTCAAGCCACGCACTGCGCGTCATGGTGCCGTAGTACCATACTTGTTCTAGGTAGTTATACACTACATACCTGTCAGCAACCAGAGAATCACTTGAACAGTAGAACCACCATATTTCGTGGTACGATTCATTAGTCCCCGCGAACACGGAGTCGTACTGTTCTTCGTTAAAGTCGTTAAACACAAACTTACGTAGGTCGCACTTTAGGGGTTTAGTACGGCCATCATACATGTAGAATTTATCTCTACCCATCCAGTATGCTACGCCATTGGCGTATGCCACAGCGTTTTGAGAAGCGGTAGATATGTTCTCTCCTACCAACTGCGCAGTCCATACCACTGGAGCGCCCACGTACTGTAGTGCATACAAGGCTGAGTCAGTCCACACTAGTACTTCCTGACGTGCTTGTTTGGCGGCCACGATTTTTGAGCCATTAGACAGTACGAGATCGCCTGCTTGGTTTGTTGCACTGGGAGTCCAGTTAGTAGCATCTTCTTGATCTGACCACCGGATAAGCATAGGGTTCTGAATAGCACTACCCAAGGTGTTAGCTCCAAAACAAAATACAAACCTGTTTATATCAGACACTAAAACAAACTTTTGCGTAGTGGGTACACCAGACGCGCCGGATAGGGTAGATAACTCTACACCCACACCACTTACTCCACCACTAGCATCCCAAAAATATATGGGGCCATCGCTGTGCGAGAACAACAAATCTTCTCCAAAGTTAGCCTGACTCCATATCCGTATGGACTCTGTAGAAGCTGCACCCGTGCTCCACGCTCCAGACCCCCACGTACTTGCTCCCCAACCTACTAGAGGCGTGGCTTGCGCAGGGCCGACATTTAGCTGATAAACAGCAGTTACAGTACCCCCACCCGTAGCCGCGCTAGAAGCTGTACTAGAAGCTGTTATGGTGTATGAACCAGAAGCTACTGTTTGGATTTGGAACTCGCCATTGAGGGTCAACCCGCCAACTGCGGAAGCGTTACTAAACGTAACAAAGTCCCCAAGATCATAACCCCCCGCTGCATCTGTAACAGTCACAGTAGCCGAACCAGATACAGTGGTAAACGGGTTAGTCAGCGTATTAGTAGCGCGTGTTGGAGTTATATTGTAGTACAGCCCGCCTTGTTCAATATAGAACTTTAGGTTCGTACCTACCCCCACAAGATTTTGCCCGCTCAGAGTTACCCAGTTCCATAAAGAACGGCATACTCCGTCGAATATAGACGCAGATATACGCTGCCACCCACCTATCTTTTCCGGCGTGCCTTGACGAAACCGTACTTTATCGCACTCATACCATCCACCTTCACTGGTGTACCTAGTATTCTCGCGGTTTACTCCGGCCTTTAGCTGTAACTTCTTTAGCGGCATATAACACCTATGTACGTTCTAGTAGCACCAGACTACGGGGGTAGTATCTCTAGTGTCTACGTGGATAAAGGTTTTCGCTACACCTATACCATTAAATCCCATTGATTGCGC